AACTCTTGCAAGAGATTACACCGAAGAACAACTGCTTTTTCTAAGAAGTTACAAAACCACTGGAATGCTCTGAAAATAACCATCAACAACTTCAATAATAAGCCATCATACAATTGAGAACACAACCAGAATTTTTAACGAAAACAAAAAGTTCTAAGCAATTTTAAACCTGACACAGTTCAGGAAACACCCTCGACTTACAATTGTTTTCTTTAAAAAGAAGATTCCTGGAGGTAAGGATCTTCTTTTTTTATTTGATTTTAAAACCGTGTCTGATCTGTTTCTCATCTCCCTTTAAAGGATACCAGGTCAATATTTCCAATCCTTGTTTATTATCCATATCACATTCCACTACAATAGCGGTATCATTGTAAAACTTCACATACCGGGATTTAAAAGACTGGCTGTTTTCCTTTTTTTCATAATACCATACTTCAGAAGGATTTTTTACAATATCCTGCAGGTGAGGGAAAAACTGATGTCTTTTTTCATTCTCACTGAGGTAATGTCCTTTTGTATGTTTATTGAAAGTTCCCTGAGAAAGAGTCATTTTCCTTCCGTAATAATCTTCAAATCCCATATAGTCACCGCCTTTGGCTTTCTTAAACAGCTCTTTTGCATTTTCAGAATTAATGGTTTTGTCAATTTTAAGAGGCTTTAAATCCTCTTTAAAGTCTGCCCATTTTTTTAAGTTATACTTATCAAAGGTCATATTACTCATTTTCTCCGGCAGTCCTTTGTTATCGGAATAAAACTGCTTTTTCGTGAAAACCTGCTTTAAATCGCCCCTGTTGATTTCAAATTGTGAGTTTTTGTATTTGGGATCTTTGTTATACATTAATTCTTTGCCACGTAATCCGGTGGTTACATTTCCTTTTGTACTTTCTACATACTGTAAAAACTCACACCTGCATCCATAGCCATTAGGTGGCCAGAGCTGCATAGCCTCCTTGTCATCTAATGAGAAGATTTTCCCATCCAATACCTGATGCTGTGGTCTCACCTTATCATCGCCCACAGTCTGATATTGAACAAATGAAGTTACCGTATCTTTTTCCTCTAAAAACCGCACATACTGCGCAGAGTTCTGCCCGACAGCAATAGAGAGGTTGTATTCCGTCTCCAGGTATTTTTTATTCAGATCCTCTGTTTTCTTTAAGCATTCCGCCTCAAAATCGCTGAAGCTTCTTAATGCTCCTTTTTCATTCACCAGCAGATCCATCATCGAAGCGAGCCTTGATTCTGTTTTGCTTGCTGAAAAATCAAAGAGATTGTATTCCATCATTTGAAGAGTCAGCTGATCCTGCCCGATATAGGGAGAAAACGTATCAAAATTCTCTCTTAATCCGCTGACCAGATATAATGCTTCTGTTACCACAAACTCCCCGAAGACCCCCTCTATATCTTCTTTGTTGAAAATCGCTTTAACCATTTTTTTTGTTAAAAGCGTTAAAGCTGTTTTTAACGGTTCTGAAACCGCTACAGTGTGCTTTCCGCACAAACAGGAGAAAGGATACCTTTCTTCCTGCTCCTGGGCATCTAAATAAGCAACAGCGGTATTCATTTTAGGATCTTTCGGGATCAGGCTTTTTTTTCGCCCCTAAGGGGATGTTAAATGTTTTGCTGATCCAGTCCTGCTGCACATCAAAGCCTTCACTTAATAATCCTGATGTAATAGTCCAAAGCTGAGTGAGATCCGCTTCCTGTTCTGCGGTTTTAAATTCAAAATAATCATCTGGAGAAATGGAATAGCCTTGCAGCTGCATTAAAGGAAACAGCAGGTCATTGACCACAAATCCTATATTTCTTTTGTCTGCCTGCGATATTTTTTCGTCCAACGTCCTTTCGTGAACCTCTGTCTGGCTTCTATTCGATCCCTGATCGCTGAGCATGGTAGAACCTACCAGCTGTTTACTGATCTCATCAGCGTTGGACTGCATAAAATGTTTGTACACATTATAGGCATCGGTTCTGTTGGCTTCCTGAATTTTAATATCTGTTCCTATAGGAAAAGTACCAGCACCGGCTTCTCCCAACGAAAGGAGCATCGTATTGACATTATCGATGACCGTGAGGTCTGAAGTATTAGTGGTAGCAGTAATTAACGGCAATCCGAATTTCTCGCAGAATTCCGACCATGACTGCATGACATTTCGTTTCCAGATAATGTTAGGGACAATATTATTTATAATTCCCAGATCATCTGATTTCCCTATTTTGATCAGCCATTTTGCAAAAAGAGGATTGGAAAAATCTATAAAATCATCTTTGGTGACATCCGGGTAGATCCTGTTTTTTGCAGGAGCGGTATTTCTTCTGGGGATAAGACCAATCTGTATTTTTTCTCCATTAAATGACGAAAACTCCACAATAGAGGTTCCGTATAGGATAGAGTCTAAAGCATGTTCCAGGAATTCATAGAACCATTGCTGACGAAGGGTAAAGGTAAGTTCCTGATTAATTTCTCCTGTTTTTCGGTTAATGACCTGAAAATCGGTATTGAGCGTGGACATCTTTCTCATTTGGATCTGAGACTGCAAATGCCCGCCTGTTTTTAAATCATCAATAAGATCGTATAAAAAATTGAGTTTTGGATTTTCAGGATGATAAGCCATCTGCAGAGCCTTTCTCCATTTATCAATATCCTTTCTGCTGTTGTCTTTAAAGTTCTCTACAATAGAAATAATCATCGGTTTTTTTCTCCCGGCACTCATTCCGGTAGTCGTTTTTGCAAATGGGGCTATTTTACTGACGTTTATATCGTAACCTAGTATCTTCATTGATTTTGAATTAAAAGTGTCTTATTTTGGATTTTAAAGGGGTTTTAAAGAACATTACCACCTGTTGTTACTGGGTGGATACCTCGATGTGATTTTTATTGCGCTCAGATCTTTTCCTGAATCATCTTTTATTTTAGGCAGATCGGTATCCTCTTCCCCTCTTGCTACTGCTTTGAGCCAGTCCAAAGCATCCTGGTATCGCTGTGAGCGTATTTCGGGGATTTTATTGGGTATAGTAGCAGTATAAAGATGATACAGAGCGCAGTCAAGGGTGATCATTACAATATAGCTGTCCCGGTTATCGCCAGTCTGGGAAAAGATCTTCCCTACATCGTATCTTCCTGCAAGGCGTTTCTTAACCTGCGATATTCCCATATTTTCTGCGGTTCTGAGTTTTGTAATAGAATAATTCTCAAGTAAGATATCCTTAATCTCATTGCGGACCAGAACCGTATAATCATCTTCAGTAATAAAAGCCATCAGAATCTGTTTTTTTTATTGTTAATAATCTCTTTTCTTGTCGTAATTTTGGGCGGAATTGCATTTAATGTCGCCTGTATATTGAGTTTGGAAATAGCACTTTGCAGGGCATCGGGCGCATCATCATGCGCTCCGCTTCCTTTTTGGAAAGCCAAAAGCTGGTTAATAAGTTCCTTACAATCCGGGGAGCTCTCCAGGTCCTGACTGAAAAACACATTGCCCCTTTCAAAGTATCCCGCCATGCTTTCAATACGGTCAAACTTTCCGGTTTTGTTTTTAGTATCAGCTACTACTGGTACATACCAGCCGTAAGAATCCCCGACGGCATCAAAATCACTTACAAATTCATCCTGGGCAAAGAGTCCCTCAATGAAGTACTGTATGTTATAGGTAAGCAGTCCCTTTTCCTTTACAGTTTCATACAGCCATATAGCTGTATTATTTCGGGAGGTTTGCTTTACAAAGGCATCTAAAACGTGAAATTCCCTTCCGGTTTTTCCGACAAAAACCATGGCTTTAAAATCTCCGGCATCTTTATAGGATAAATCTCCATAAAAGCAAAGGGCATCATACTGTCGGAGCTGAAGCCGTTTTTTGTAATTAATCTGTTCATTTTTGAAAATAGTACCCTCCAATATATGAACGTGCATGTATTCCCGCATAAAGGAGCGGTACGGCGTTGTATGGTATTTTTCTTTCCAATATTCCGCAGAGGTTTTCTCGGGCCAGTTGGGTTCAAATGTGGTCATATTCTGAACAGCAGGAACAGAAACCACAAAGTGCTTCTGTTTTAATCCCAGTTCCTTAACCTTTTTGCTAAATACCTTGAACTCTTCTTTAAGCTGGTTAATCAGGGTGTTTTTGTGGAAATTATTGTTAGCAACCACAAACCTTCTGAAAGGCGATCCTTCATCGAAAGTTCCCCGAAGATCTTCCCAGGCCCATTCTAATAATTTGCCAGAGAGAAGATCGTTATTGACTCTTTGCCTGGTATCCACATCATCGATGATAATATAGTCCGGTCTTTGGCTTCCCTCACGAAGTCCTCTGGGAGATTGTCCCGGAGACATGGCCATAAACTTTACACCGTCTGTTGTCGTAAAATCACCATCTGACCAATCTCCGAACTTGAATTTCTTACCATAATAATGAATGAATTTCTTATTATGGGTTAATTCTGCCTGTATGTCGGAGATCAGTTTTTTAGCTTTAAGGTCCGTCTGCCCGATCAGCAGCATAAACTTCATTTTGCCGGTAACATATAAATAAAGAGGGATACCCAAATCCAGGTGAACGGACTTGGCTCCTGAACGGTAAATCTCTGCAGGCAGATCGCAAACATCATTATCAATAAGGATTTTAGCTAACTTCTTATGAAACCATGCGCTTTTTACTTTCGCATAACGTGGGAACATTTCCTCAAACCAGGTGATGTAATCCTTCTCCCACTCTTTGCATTGTAATCTACGCTCCATAGGAGTCTGGTTAGGATTTAATCCTTTGCCGCTATATAAAGCAATAGCATTACAATGTTCATTGTAATCTTGAAGTATTTTTTCTGCAAGCCTTGAAAGTTTTACCTCGCTCATGATATTTCACTCTGTGCTTTATGAAGTAGAAATAGTTTGTGCCATTCTGAAGTTTGTATCGCAGCTTCAGGATCTTGCTGAGCAATCCAATTATCAGTTTCCTTAAATACGGTGTAAGCAATTTGAAGGCTTACTTTATCAGAAAGCGTACTGATTACCTTATTAACATCTGCAATTGCTTTAACATCAATGGTAGCCTCACCACCTTTAGAAAGGTGATTGAGTTCATTCATTAGAATCTTCTTGATATTGTGCGGAGTGGAAAGGAACTGCGTTCTTTTATCATCCCAGGAAATATCGTTCTGTATTCCTTTTCTCCATCTGCCCACCGTCTGTTCGGTGATATCCAAAGTGGCGGCAATGGATTTTGCCGTCATTCCTTCCTCCACGAACATTCGCTCTGCCATCGCCCGCAAAGGCTCATTATTTACCCGTTTTGCCATCACTTGTACTCATTTTAGGGCAAACATCCAAATATTATCAAAGGAATTTCAATGGAGTAGCAAGCCTTGCCACGAATCTTTTTTGGAGCAGATAACCGATTTATGTTTGCCTTAAAATTCTTAAGTAAGCAATGATTTTACGAACTAATGAAAACCAGCTGTATGTAATCGGCACTATTTGGAGTGGTGATGGAATGTGGTTTGTTTCAGAACTGGGCCGCCTTGAAAAGCAGTATGATAGTATTACCATTAAAGTACACCTGTACGGAGGTTCTGTATTTGACGGAAACCTGATGTGCAATGCTATTGAAGCTTCAAAATCAAATATAGATATTGATATTCTGGGTCTGGCTGCCAGTATGGGAGGACTTCTTACCATGTCAAGTAAGAATGTAGGCATTGTTGAAAATGGGTACATCATGCTCCATAATCCTAAAAGCGGTTCTTATGGTGAAGCAAAAGACCTTGAGAGTTCTGCGGAACTTTTAAGAATGATGGAAAATAATTTCGCCAAGAAACTTTCTATAAGAATGGGTATTTCAGACACGGAAGCCAAAGCCATCCTTTCTAAAGATACGTGGCATGATGCGGAAAAGGCAAAAAAATCAGGACTGGTCAGCAGAATTATTCCCTCTGCCGTTGAAACCATCCTTCCGGTAGAAGACCCCGAAGACTTTGGAGAAACAGAAGTCTACAATATGTTTTCCGCTCTGCTTATCAATCCGGCGGCGGTAGGATTACCTCAAAACTCACAACAAATTTTTATCGACAATATGAAGAAATCATTAATAGAAGCACTTGGTCTTACCAAGGTGACTGATCAAAGTTCCGATACAGCGGTAATAGATGCTGTAAAAGAAAAGATTACGGAATCCGAAACTGCGAAAAATAACGCAGAAGCAGAACTGAAAACTTTTAAAGATGCTCAGATTACAGCAATGATTGAAGGGGCACAGTTAGAAGATTCAGAAAAAGAAGTGTATAAAAAAATCGGAGAAACTTCCGGGGTGGAAGCTTTGGCAATTGTTTTGAAAAGTAAGGCCGCTCCTGTGCAAGGATCACAAGCGCCCAATTTAGGGGCAATGATTCAGAATGGTAGTAGCTCTGCTAACGCATCTGTAGGTAGAACGGATTGGGATTTCAAAAAATGGCAGACAGAAGATCCAAGAGGTCTTGAAAAAATGTCGGAAACCGATCCTGAGAAATTTAAAACATTATTTAACGCAAATTATAAATAAAAATGCCAAACGAAGTAGATGGATTATGGTTACAACAATTTGTTGAGCCACAATTATTAGAAGATTTTCAAAATTATAAAGATGATTTTATAGGGGCTATTAAAAGAGCAAATCCGGGAGCAATTGATAAGGACGGTATTCGTTTCAATAAACTCATCAATAATGTTGGTTTCAAAGTTAATACGAATGTTGATTTTACTTCTCAAAAAATGGAGGGTAAAAAAACATTGATAGACTGGGATAAACTGGATACTACACCTACAAATTATACCGATGCCGATTTACGAGCAATGGCTTTTGATAAAGAAGCTGAAATCAGAAAAGCCCATACCGATGCTTTCAAATTAGGCGTTAGAGATTATGCATTGAATAAACTTGCTCCTTCTAAAAATGTAGATAAAAAAATGCTGAACTTCCTACAAAAAAGTGGACAAATTTCCTTAGCCCCTATGCTGCGATTTTAAATTTGTTAATAATAAGTTGATTAAATTCTAATATTGTTCTATTTTCCAG